CAGATGGAGCGAAACTTGAAGTAACCGTTAAACCAAAACAGAGAGCGTCACGCATCCGAAAAAAAATAAACAGTGAAAGTAATGTAGATGACGATACAGATGGAGCGAAACTTGAAGTAACTGTTAAACCGAAACAGAGAGCGTCCGCGTCAATAAATAAATAATCTTCATTTATTTATTTCTACTTCAGCACCGAAAAAAAATGAACAGTGAAAGTAACGTAGATGACGATACAGATGGAGCGAAACTTGAAGTAACTGTTAAACCAAAACAGAGAGCGTCGCGTCAATAAATAAATAATCTTCATTTATTTATTTCTACTTCAGCACCGAAAAAAAATGAACAGTGAAAGTAACGTAGATGACGATACAGATGGAGCGAAACTTGGAGTAACTGTTAAACCAAAACATAGAGCGTCGCGTCAATAAATAAATAATCTTCATTTATTTATTTCTACTTTAGCTACCAAAAAAAAATTAATAATAAAAATTAATTGAAATGATTAAAAAAATAATAATTTAAGGTAAATATATAAATATGACAAGCGAAATTAATGATGAAGTTAAAATGATTTCAAAGGATCAAAGATGTTCTCCAGACAAGCGATATGAAAATGGTTCGTGTATATCTAAGGAACATTTGATATTAATGGCAGAAGAATACAATAAAATGTATCCAGATAAAATAAAATTATCTTTTAAAAATGAAGCAATAAATTCTAACAAATACAAACAATATTTATCATCTGAGTTCAAAAAAAGATTGTCAAATGTTTGCGATGATCAACTTTGCTGGATAAGGCAAGATTTTATGAAAAAAATGAACGATAGAATTAGAACATCAATAAAAGAATCATTTAGACCAAAAGGTCCAGAGGGTAAATTTGAATGGTTAAACACTGTGAACATAGAAGAAGTTTTAAAACAATATGAGAGAGTAAACAATGATTTTAAATTTTTAGGTGCCGTACCTATGGATTTCGACGATTTTCCCCAATTTGGAATATCAAATTTAAATTTTGACCATTTAATAAAAGAATCAAAAACTAAATTTGGAATAGTTTTTAATTTGGATGACCATAATCAGCCTGGTTCTCATTGGGTATCAATGTATTTCGATTTTAATCAATATTGTATTTATTATTTTGATTCGTGTGGGTTAAGACCAGAAAGAAGAGTAATTAAATTTATAAAAAGAATAGCTAAACATATGAAAACAATTAATCCGTTATGTAAGTTAAAAATTGAATATAACACATTTAAACATCAATTACAGAATACAGAATGTGGAGTATATAGTATATTATTTATAATATGTTGCGTTAAAGATCCAGCGAACAGTTTTAATAAATTAAATAAAAGAAGGATAACTGATGAAGAAGTGAATGAATTTAGAGAAGTGTTCTTTACTTAACTTGCAATAAATATTGATTATTTTAGATCACATCTTTCTCCCATAATATTCCAACTGCATCTTCGACCAGAATCATTGTAACACGATTTAGGATTGTGAAATTTTCCATAAATACAAGGGATAGAATTTTCTCTGGCTTTATTAATTTGATTTACTTTTTCATTGTTAACATTTTCAAGTAAATAAATTTTAGACATTTCTTTTTTATGTTCATGGATTGAAACACAATATAATAAAAATATTACGAATGTAATGAACACAACAGTAAAAACATAAATTTCTTTGTATTTCATAATTATATAATTAAAATAGAAAAAATAAAACTCTTTAGGTTTAAGTTTATTGATAATTTATTAAAAATTATTATTTTTGTGTATTTTTATTCCTACCTTGTGGTCTTCATCGTTCAAAAAATTATATAATACATATCCTCTATTCATTAAAGTTCGTGTCCATTTTATGTTTAGATGATTGAATGAAGTAACATAACTTAATATTTTATTAAAAGGGAGAGAATTTAGCCCTTTGTTTTTAATATCATATGTATAGATGGGCACATGATCACTATATTGAGAAATAAATAGGCAAATTTTATTGTCCGTTGGTAATTTATGAACATTTTCGCTGATATATCTTTCGTCATTGTCATACGAGTTATCTTTATAACCTAAAATATTTAATAGCGATTTATCAGAGTTATTGTCTTTAATCGAAAATGCTTTACCCAAATATATTCTAATATGTTGAACGACAATTCCAGAATTATTTAATTGAATATTTTTAATTTGGACGTTGAAATTGATATCTATTTTTTTTAATTTTTTGTTCAAAGTTTCCATTAATGTGTTGATGTTATAAAAGTCTTTTTCGACGATAATTTTAACATCCCTGTTATGGACATTTACTATTAATTCGTAATCATCAATGTTATAATCACATATATCAATATAATCTATATCTATCCTCGAGACATTTTTAACAGGTCCTTTAAATTGCAATTTATATGTATTGTAATTTATTGGTTTAATATTATTTTGAGGTTTAATAATAAAATTTAGCACAGGTGAATTACTGTTTACATCTAATTTGTCAACTTCATCATATATATTTTTTCCGTCAATTTTAATTTCAGTTCCAGTTTCAATTTCAGTTTCAGTTTCAGTTCCTGTTTTAATTTCAGTTTCCAAATTGTATTCTAAATGATTATTATTTAAGTTTAAATTACGGTTGCTTCTGAATTCTGTTCCAAATTTCAAACTATCATTATTATTGTCATCGCTGTCGTCAAAATTATTATCATCACTATTTTCTCTTTCACTATTGCTGTAAATTTCATCAACATTTTCAAATTCATCAACATTTTCAAATTCGTCAATGTTATTTTTTAATTTTCCTTCATTTTTGTGCTCCATATTTTTTAAAATGGATTCTATTTCGCTTATATCACTCGCTTCTTTTATATCGTTCGTATTATTCGCTTCATTTTTTTTCTGAGCTAAAGTAGAAATCCCGGAGGTATTTCTTGCTTCGACGTTAATTTTACTCATTTCATTAACTTCTTTCATTTTATTTGCATCGTCAATTTTATTTATTTTTTTAACTTCACGTTTATTGGGAGAATGTTCGATTTTACCATGCTGACTTGAATAATTAATGGTGTCGTCAACATCACACATATTTAATGTTTTTTTTGTGATAATATTTATCATTTTAGATATTTGATCATCAGGTAAACAAGATAATGTTGTGGTGTTTATTTTAGAAACGAAATCGTGATCTTGAATAATTTTATTTTTCAAGTTATCATGATATTCACTTAGCTCTTTTTCATTTCTTAAACTTAAAAATTGAACAAAAGTTTCATCATTGTCATCGCAAGAACCTATTAAAGGTACCGAATCAGTATTGTTTTTGTATAGTTGTCTCCCTTTAGAGTTTAAATAATTATTATTCATATGATTGTGGGAATAATTAGGTGGATTATTTGAGTAATTAGAAAAATTGTTTTGAAAATTATTTCTCATATTATTATTGTTTCTCATCCCCATATTATTCGTATAATAATTATTATCCATGTTATTATCATCGGTCATATTATTATTAACCATATTGTGATTATAAGCCATGTTATGATTATTAGCTATGTTGTGATTATAAGCCATGTTATGATTATTAGCTATGTTATGACTATTGGCCATGTTATGATTATTAGCTGTGTTATGATTATTAGCTATGTTATGATTATTATCTGTGTTATGATTATTAGCTATGTTATGATTATTAGCCATGTTATTCATATTGTAATTATTCGGAGTGCCGTTAAACATATTTCCGACATTTTTTGATTTATTCATTTGTTCGTGCATTTTTTGGGCATTTAAATAATCATATACACTGCTTCCATCAACATTATCGTTATCGTTAATTTTCATCATGCTGGGGGACTTAGTTGGGTCAAAATTATTTTTTCCCACTTTAGCGTTTCCTACATTTAAGTTATCCATTTTAGATCTTTCAGCTAATAATTGGTCATATGATTTTTCTTCAAAATTATTATTATTTTGGTTATTTCCGACCGATGATATATAATTTATAACATCGTCATTGCTAATATCTTCAAAATTTCCCGCAGAATCTCCCATAAATCCACCATCAATCCCGGAAAATTGTTCATTGAATCCTGAATTCAACGTTGGATTATCTGACCCCATTTCGTCATAATCCTGCATGTTCAAATCTTTGTTATCAAATTGCCTTGATGGAGTTTGGTCATACGTCGATAATAATTTTTGAAATTCGCTTTGAACATTGCTATTATTTTCAGAATTTAAATCATTTCCTCTGTTCATCTTATTTCTATTCATACCATTCATGCTATTTCCATTCATGCCATTTCCATTCATGCCGTTCATACCATTTCTATTCATACCATTCATACCATGCATACCATTTATACCATTTATACTATTCATACCATTCATACCATTCATACCGTTTCCATTCATACCATTCATACCATTCATACCATTCATACCGTTTCCATTCATACCGTTTCCATTCATGCCATTCATACCATTCATGCCATTCATACCATTCATACCGTTTCCATTCACACCATTCATACCGTTTCCATTCACACCATTCATACCATTTCCATTCATACCATTTCCATTCATACCATTACCATTCATGCCATTCATGCCATTCGTGCTATTCATACCATTACCATTCATGCCATTCATGCCATTCGTGCTATTCATACCATTACCATTCATGCCATTCATACCATTCATACCATTACCATTCATGCCATTCATACCATTCATACCATTACCATTCATGCTATTTACGCCATTCATACTATTACCATTCATACCATTTCCATTTATTCTATTTTGGCCACCCTGTTTATTTTTATTATTAAAAATATTAGAATTGTTCATGTTGTTTCTTTCATCTATGAATTGTTGATAATTTCTATCCTCTTTATTATTAACTTCTTCATTTGTATCGAAACTCATATTTGTGGACACTTCTCCAGTTGCCGTTATAAATTCGTCACCTGTACCTGAAATTGATGGCAATGGAGCAAAGTTACTTCCTGATTCAGAAGAAAATCCAAATTTCCCAATGTTTTTATCGGAATTTTTCTTTTTTTTTATTTTAGTTTCAGCTTTATCAATCATCCTATTATTCATTTTTTCATTCATTTCATCTTTAAAGTGAACGTTTCTCAACATTTTATTATTGTTTGGTTTGTTATTGTTATTGTTATTGTTATTGTTAACGTTAACGTTTGATGGCCTTTTGGGTATTTGAATATTTTGACGCGGAATTACATCTCTATCTCTTTTATTTTTGTATTGATTTAAACTGTTCATTTGCTTATTTTTATTTTTGATATTAAATTTTTCATTGTGAACTTTTACACATTCTCCAATGCATAAACGGTTGAGATTTGATATGTGAACATTAATATCAACTCCCGATGGTTTTTTGCCATAAATTTTAAAAATTTTTTGCATCTGAATAATTAGAAATTTTTGGCACTTTACCTGAGAGCTTTCATCTTTTTTTACGTTTAAAACGCTATTAATTTGATTACATAGTTTATCTACATTTCTTTTTTTAAAGAATAATTTGGAAGAAAATTCTTCCGTGTTTTCCATACATATGCTATATATTATAAGTAATTGTGTTATTTTTAATTTGATAATAAACACATTTTAAATATATTAAATTAATCAGTTCTATAATATATTATAATCATGAATAAATATAATAATTCTTATAATAATGTAACAAGCAATAATGAATTTTATGGGTATAACGATAACAACTTTGGAAGACAACATTTTCCATCTAACGTTTACCCAAATAGACAAAACAATACCGGAAATTATCAAGATAGATTCAATTCAATGACTCCTAATACTTTAAAAAATTTCACAAATTTAGATGAAAGTTTTATGGAAAATAAATCAGTGATAAACAGACCAAATTATGAGAATAAAGGGAACGTTCTCCATAATAATATAGGAGACTCAATATTGGATGAGCATGTTGTGGAGTATAAAGTAAATATAGATAGTATTGATAGAGATATATTCTATTATAAAGACCCATTTAAATATACTGTTCGTTTTGATCCATCTGGCAAATCTAAAACTCATAATGACATACTTTTAAATAATAAAAAATCATTTTTAAAACCGGGAGAAAAGGAAGACTTGGAAAAAACATTTGAAGAACATTACTTTGACAGTGAGCCTATGCCTCATATATCAATGAATTTTAGAAATGTAAAGTACGTAAAGTTGGAAAGTATAATTTTGCCAGTTTCAAAGAATATAATATTTGATGAGGAAGAAAATGAATATAAGTTCGATCATGAAAACAAAATGACCGATGATAGATTTGTCACTTTATCCATAGATGAATTAATGAATGAGAGAACTTTTTCAACTTTTGAAACAACGAATCGAATAAATCCCGATACAGGAAAAATAATATATTCCAATTGTAAACAAAATTTCGCAAAAATATTACCGGATAAAATATTTAAAACTTATTATAGTGGGTTGCCTTATTATGGGAATAAAATTTACAAAAATAGTCAATTAGGGAATATTGACAAAATGACTATAAATTTCATAGACAGTTTTGGGCAACCTTTGAGATATGATAATTTGTTAAGTTACGAAGAAATTTTAAAAGCAAAAGGAGACAATAATCCAGTGTCAATGTCAGATGCGAGGCACCCTTTAAATAAAAAAATACAAAATAACATTACGTTATTAATAGGAGTGGTAGAGAGTCAAATAAATACAAACACTAATTATTTTAAATAATACTTTCCATCCTTTATTTATATAATTTATATAAGGATGAACAACGCAACAGCGCTATGTATTGCGTTTTTAATAATGTTAGTTTTACTTTTAACGGCGTTGTTAATAATGTGTTATAAATCATGCAAAAAAAGCATGGATGAACTGTCAAATTATGAAGAATGTAATAAAAAATTTGAAAAATGCAAAGAAGAATTACATAATTATAAAAAATTTTATGAGAATGTAATTGCTTCTTCAGAATTATTGAAAAAAAAAATTATTTAAGTTCAGCACTGAGAAGTTTATTTAAAATGATAATCCCGAACATTTTCCCAAAAATTCTACTGCTTAATCCTTCTTCAGTAATATTTTGGTTATTTAATTTTTTTAACATTTCTTTTTCAATTTCAGCAAATCTGCTAAAATGATCATCATAAATAATTTTGAAGTGATTAATATTATTATCAATAGAATTTCTCATCATTTTATCATATTCCAGAACAAATTCATAATCATAAAACTTATTGTCATTTTGATAGTTTTTATCATTTATAGACTGCACGTAGTCCCTAGAATACGATAAATATTCGTTATTGGATATAATTTTTTTAGCAATTTCGATTATTAAATGATTTCTTAAGTATTCGTTATTCCTTAAGCCATATTTTGGATAACAACAATGAATGAATAAAATATAGTTATTTATGCAAGTTTTGTGATCATCATTGAATTGTTCACCATTTTCACTATTTAATTTTTTAATAATGTTGTGAAGATCATTAATTCTTTGGTCACATGATTTATCACACATGACTCCATCATCTGCTGTAATCTGACTGCAAAAATTTTTATCGTATTCTATTTCCTCAATGTTTGTGGAGCAAATATTTTCAAATAATTTTTCAATTTCAGAAATTAGTCCACCTCCGGATTTATGTTTATTTTGTAATAAATAAATAGTATCGTTTTCAAGCATTTTTAAATATTTTTCGTCTGTTTTAGCATTATTTCTCAATAAATTAAAATATTCGTCAATTTTCGCATTTCTATAAAAATGTGGATGTTCTTCCATTGAATTTATCTTATATTTATAAATTATTTTATAATAATTTTAAATGTCAGTTGATAAGTTTGCAATAATAACTCTGTAATGATAATAGCTTAGTAACAATAATTACTCAATAATGATAATTTATGATGATGGATTTTCAATAGAAGTTTTATTCATGATGAATAATTCTGTTCTAACGTGTCCAAGAACTCTCATTCGACAACACATATTTGTTATGAATAATTCATCAAGAACTTTCGCTCTTTCTTTTTGGAAAAAATCATCTTTTTCAGAATACGATAATTTTTTCTTCTTAATTTCATTTTCAATCATTTCAATTCTATTTTCAAAAGGGATTTCTTTTCTTGCCAGATTGGATCCGCATGTTGGACATATAAAATAGAACATTCTTAGTTTTTATATTATATCAGTATATATTGTTTTTATATTATACCAGTATATATTTATACTTATTTAAAATCAATTTTTTTTTATCATTGAAAATTATTAATACTATGAGCACCATTGACGAATTAAAAGAATCTTTGAAAGAATCATCAGGAAGGAATTATAAATTTGACAGTGGTAAATATATCTATAATTTATCAACACAAAGGAATAATTCAGGAATACCAAAATTAGACGAATTTGATGTTGATAAATTTAACAGAGTATTCGAACAATATAAACAAAAAACAAAAGAAGCAACTCAAGTTAATCTTGATCCAAAAAAATATTTAAATGAGGGTGATTTAAAAAAAGAATCAATGTTATATGAGCAATCCATATCATCCTTACTAATCAAAACAAAAGACTCTTTTTTTTTAATAGTGAATGATATTTTGAGCATGAGAATAAATTATGACACGTTTACAAAAGATTACCGAATGTTCCATATGGGGATTTTGATGTTAATTGCGTCCGCTATTATTTATGTTTACATAAATGTGAACGATAACTTATTAGATTTAGTTTAGGATTCTGGATCTAGATGTTTCAATGTCGTCTAAAGTAGGGTTTTTTATCATTGATAACGAATAAACAGAATACAATTTATATTTATTAGGAGGTTTTAGTTTAATAAATTTATCGTGCTCATTTTTATCCAATTTAAAAAACTTAAAATTAACAATTTCATTATTTTGATTTACAAAATATTTTTTAATTTCATATTTTTTAGTTTCAGGATTTTCAAAATGACAAACTTGGTAAAAAGTTATTATTTCATCATTAACGGCATTAGTTCCTCCGAAATATTTATTTGGATCGACGAATTTAAATTTAACTTCTTTAATCATTCTAAATTATATTTGTCCAATATTATATTCCTAAATATATAATTCAAAATGAGAATTATACTCATTTTTTAAAATAGTATTTGGAGAATAGCCCTTAATTTTATCTTGGACATTGTCAACGTGGCGTGTCCGGGAATTAGGTCCATCATAATAATATTTTTCCACGCATTTTTTTTTAATTTCATCACAATGTTCGTTTAAAAGCGTATTGAGTCTTTTATGTGCTCTGTCTAATTTATCAGATTTAATTTTACTACCATGTGTCTTTAAAATGAGTGAGTGTAAATTATTAAGAGAATTATTTTTTTTGAGAAGAGCTAATTCATAATATTTGGCAGGATTACCAATATCATTGACAATGTCCGATTTAATTTTAAAAAATGCCTCTAAATTATGGATCATTTCTTCATAGGCTAACGGATTTAAAGCGTAGAAATCTTGTATGGAGAATAGTAAATCATTAAGTTTATCTTCATTATAAAAATAAACAGGATCTGGGAATATTAAATCTTTTTTTTCTTCTTTTATATCTGCTTCATTTTTTTCTTTTATCACATTTTTATCATTTAAATATTTGATAATATAAATAGATATGAAAAACCCAATTAACATATTAATTTTAAAATCGACAAATTTAGATATAAATAATATAATAACAATAATTATTGAATATTTAAAGACAACTTCGTTGTTAGATTGACTGAATATTTTAATAGCGTTGTCCATTACTTATAATAATTATTCTAAATAAATTTTATAAAAATGGAGCAAAAAATAATCACATCAAAAAATAAAAAAAGAAAGTTAAAACAAAATATAAAAAAAGAAAAAGATGATGATTGCTTTTTAAAAAAAAAACTAATGATAAACATTATGAAAATGAACAATTGCGACTATTGTGCATGTGAAGATGAAATAATTTATAATGCCATACAGAACGACTACGGTAAGATGGATTATTTCGAAAAAAAAAATTTAGTTAATAAATGTTTAACAGAATTAGAGATAGATAATATATTATTAAAATATGAAATGAGATGTCGCGTTAAGTTTGGTACGAACGAATGTAAAAGAACAAGAAGTCAATTTTTAAAAGAATGCGAAAAAATATTTAAGAGATATCAGCGTAAAGCTGGGGGACATTTATTGGAAGACGAAGAATGGATTATTAACGTAAAATCAAATAAGTTATGTGAATTAAAACAAAATGAAATATTTTTCGAAAACACGATTTGCGTAGTTGATTCGTATCAAAAAGAAGTTAACGAATATTTAGAAAATTTAATGAAAATAATAAATAATATATCGACTAATCACATAGGTAAATTAATTTACAAAACTCCTAATTTAAATAGCCACAATAGTGACAAAATAATTTATGTTTTAATGAAAATTAAAGAGATTGATTAAGTTATCACAATTTTTTCCATTAAATTTATTAATTTTGTCAATGTCGAATTTATTAATTTTGTTTATTTTATTGTTATCATTATTGTCATTATTAATCTCGCAATCAATGAGTCTTCCATTGGAAGAATCTTTATACCCATTGATAACAATTTCATTATTGTGAACTTTTTTATGGCAATCTTTGCACAAAATAATTAAATTAGCTTTATAATTCATTTCAATATAAGGTTTTTCAATAACTAACCCGTCTTTACAGTTTTTTTGAAAATTAATATGATGGGTGTCTAAAAGTTTGCCACATTTTTTTTTAATTTCCGAACTAATGGTAATAAGATTATCGTCTTTTTCAGATATATTACAAATTTCACACTTATCAACATATAATTTTTGATTATACCTTGAAGTTTTAGATATTTTGTCATTTTGCATCAAGATTTTATTTTTAACATCATTGGCAATTTTTAATAATTCATCATTGTGGAGTATATATTTTGCAATTGTCAATCCATAAATAGAGTCACCTGATCCATCTCTTAATATTCTATCAAATATAAGATTATCACTTTTATCATCATATCTAAAAGATAAATGGCACACTTTCATCGCATCGCTATTGATTAACTGCTGTATTTCAGGAATATTTAAAATTTCATGCAGATGAGAAGCGAATATAAAACTAGTGTCGTTTTTAGACAACATAATTAAACTAGCAGTAACAATCGCGTTTCCAGAAATATATTCAGTTCCTCGGCAAACTTCATCTCCGATGACCAAAGTATTTTTAGAGGCTCTCTTTGTTATTTCTCTAAGTTCCATCATTTCTAACACAAAAGAGGATTGATTTTTAAATAAATTGTCATCTCCAGTTATTCTTGTTAAAAGGTGTTTATAAGGATGAAATTCAAATTTACTAGCTGGAACGAACATTCCCGCTTGAGCCATAATAATAGACATACCGACAGACTTCATAAGGGAACTATTATGTGTAACAATTGAATTATTTAATAAAAATCTGTGATTACCATCCGTTTCAAATCCAACATATTCGCCGATTTCCCATAAATTAATCGAAAATGAAAATATTTCACATTTTTGATTATAAAATTTAAAATTTTTTAACACATCTTGGTAATTTAAATAATTTAAAACTGAAATATCGACCCATTCATTATGATCATTTAATAAACAAAGTATATGATTGCCAGTCACTATTAAAGGTTCTTCGTGTTTATCTATTATAATATAATATAATTGTTCCATCCCTTTACATACCGATAATACTCTTCTAGGGGTCCTATCGTCTCCCATTAATAAATGGTCAACTTTAATGTTATGAGCTAAAATGGCGTTTCCATCATAACCCATTATTTTAGTCATAGTGTGAAAACATTTACCTAAACCATTTGCGCTGTATAACAATATTCCATTTGTATTATTAGTGTCAGTTTTACCAATCAAAATATCATGAGGAACATATTCAACATCTGTTTTTATTCTTTCAATGATGGGGTGTCTAAGTTTCTTAGCTCTTATAAAGCTGTGTCCTTGTTTAGTATAACTATTAAGTACATCTGGTCGACAATATCCATATATTTTAGCAGTTTTTGCACACGAATTTAAATAATCAATGTATGCTATTTTATCGCACAACACTCTAAATAAATTAAAATATTTATCGCTATATTCAAATATTAGAGCATAATATGTTTCTTTTATTATTTTAGATACAGAGCTTTTAGATTCGTGTAATTCATCAGATATAATGTTCAAATATTCAAATGTGATCTTAGAAGAAGTTTGATTTTTTGAAATGTTAATGTTCTCGGGGTAAATTTTAACTTTATCTTCTTGATCTGAAAAATTGAAAATTTCTTTATTTTTGATCATATTATCAATCATTTTCACAAAAATTTCAGATTTTTTTTTAGTGATAAATAAATAATATCCATCTCTATCATTTTTTTTAATAGTTAGATTGGGCAATTCATTTTTTTTTTTAAAGTTTTTATCTAAATTATCTTTATTTTTATATTTTTCCAATTCGGAGTTAAAAAATTGACATAATTGCTCTATTTTTTTTTCAAGAAAATTTAGATCATTCAAAGTGGAGTCAATTTGTCGGGAAGTATTTTTATTTAAAAAAGTACCAGTGATATCTTTTAGTGTGTATTTTCTCATAGCTTCAAAATCAAATTTATCTTTTGATTCTTTTAAAAAATTGTTCAATGAATTCATATTACTGGGGTCTAATTTAAGAGATGATAGTGAATCATATTTATTAATAAAATTATTTATGTCAATATAAGCTTCAACACTATCAATAATATCAACGAATTGATAAGGATGTAATTTCCCTAAATGCATTTTTCTGGATATTCTTTCTAAATCAACCATGAGTCTCAAATTTGTTTCAACAATTTCATATTTTTTATCTTTTATTAATTCATCAATACAATCATATCTTAAAATTATTTCATTTTTATCGATAAGGGGCAATGATAAACTATCTTTTAAAAATCTTCTGCCTAAAGGAGTAGACGCATTGTTGCAAACATCGAATAATGACTTAAATTTAGTTTGAGCTGAATCATTTTTCCCTGTAATATTAAGTTGCGAACATGCATTATTTCCTAAAATGAAATTTGAATTATTACCAAAAAAATATGGTTTTTCAATGCATTTTGTGATATCTTCATTTAAATTTTTAACATATTCTAGCAAAATAACAAAACTTCTTAGCGCATCAGGATAATTATCTAAATCAACAAAATCGAGAACATTCACCATCCCCATTTTTTTAATTTGGTAAATTTTTTTTAAGAATGTTTCTTGGTAAGATTTCTTATGTGATTCCCTGTCAATTTCCTCATAATAATGGCAAGTGTCAGTTTTTACATTTAATAGATTGAGAAGTTCATTTTTTTTCATTGATTTATTGGAAACAATTTTTCTTTTAATGATAATTTCTTTGGGAGAAAAATGATCGATAAATCTCATAATTTCATCATAAGAGAGTGGAGTTGTCGGATTTTTTATATCATCGTTGAAAGTTGATTTAGATAAATTACAACAAAATTCGTAAGCACAACATTTACCAGTGGAGAAATCGCAACTGGATAATCCAATATATGACTTGACTGCTTTCTCCGAATTGCTCAGTGAATCAGAACGTTTAAAATCATCAAAGTCCTCAATAATTAAACAAAGGATAAAATTAGATTCATACGAAGTAGTTTCAATATAAGTTCCAGATGTGTACACGCCAGTGACTTCTCTATCAAAACTTTTATCAGACAATCCCGGAAATTGTTCCATTAATACAATGGTATATCCGCTTTCAATGATTTTTTTTAAATATTTATCAATGGACCACATCGGGAATCCCAACATATATGGATTTTTTTCATTGACATCATTAATTTTTTTATTTTTTTTAGTTACTCTTAAATCAACGGTTTCTGATAATTTTAACAAATCAGGGCCCATTTCATTAGTGCAATATGCTTCAAAAAAAGATCCAACTTGCATGAGAATTAGAACAGATTCTCCATATTTTAAAGTATATTCGTTATGAAAGTCAATATATTTTTGAAATATATTTTTTTTATCAGAGACAGAAGTTTTACTTTTAACAATTTTGCTTTTTTTAGACATTTGTTACTTACTTTTAATAAGTGATCAGAATTTTAAGTCTTTTTCAATGTTATAAAGATGAATAATATAAGAATCCCGTTCATTGATTATTCTGCAAGTGATCGTAATTATTTAACTATAAACAATACAGTTTCAACATCTCCGATATCATTGTTCTCATCACCAACACTTTCTCCAACTTTTTCACCTGTTTTACAATTGAATCCTATTATAAAAAAAGGGACTTTACTAAATTATCCACACAATTTAGTAAGTCTTCCATCTAAATATGTAACCACACCGTACGTTACATCGTTTAACGCCGTTTTTGATACACCAGCAGTGGGAACTTATAGAACATTAAACTTTGATCCAGACACTAGAGAACAAATAGTGAACGATATTCGTGATAAAATTTTTAAAAAATGGATAAAAAACAAAAATGATTTTGACGATATATTAAAAAAAATGAAAGGATCAACGCACGAAGAAAAAATTTACGAATTAAAATCAATATTAAGCAGAGAGACAATATATGATATTTTGGATGATTTTGTAAATGAAATGAAAGTAAATTGGGTTGAGTTACCCCATAATTATAAATATGTAAGGAAATATATTGTTAAAAAAATAACTAAATACTTAAAAAAATAATTTATTAATTAGTTTTTTTTTCTGAGGAAAAATAATTGCATATTAAATATATGGATAAGTTTTTCCCTCCAAGTTTTGAAAATGAAATTTTTGTAAAAGTTTTAAACGTGGTGTTCCCAAGTTTAAACGTTGAAGATAAAAAATTTTTAAATTTAATGTTGGTGGGAATTATCAATTTTATAGCATTGAAATTTAATTTCGATAATGATAATGTTAAACTATACGAGGATCAATTTAGAAATAATAAATATAGGGACATAAGAAAATTGATAAATACTATTTTGCCAAATATTGATGATACAGGAGGAATGAAAAAAAAGAAACTTAAAAGTTTTGAAAATTTATATTTGGAGAAAAAAGATGGAGATAATGAAAAAGATTTGAATAATCATCTACCATCTTACGAATTTACGAGTTTACAATATTCAAGATGCCAAAGAGATGAAAAAGGAGATTTTTATAAAGAAAAAGAATACAATCCAAATCATTTAGTTCAAAATTATTTGTTATTTTTAAAAACTATAGACAGAATATCGAATAAACTAATAGTAAATTGGTTTAATTTAAGACCAATATCTCCAATTTATGATCATTTCGTAAACACCGATTTTTATAAAAAAACTTACGAGTCAATAATAAATGGCGAAATGGTCAGTTTTAAAATCAATAATTTGGAGCAATATAAAAATAAGTTGGAAAGCGTTGACTCTATGAGCAATTTAAAAAAAATAAATAATGATTCATTTAATTTAATATCAGTTGAAACATCTCGTGGGTTAAGTATTGACTATATTTACGATGTAATTCATAACTATTTTTTTACTCCGATTGTGAATATAAAATGGATGATTTATGATCATTATAGTAAAACTTCAGATGAAATGGAATGTTATTTAATAAAGTTACACAAAATAATAGGATTTAATAATTGTTTGAACGATTTGGAGTATGATAATTTAGAGCAGATAGATAAAAACGAGTTTAAAAATAATTTTTCATCATTAATGGGATCATTCTCTGAGGCAATTCTCGGTGAAAATAAAGATGACGGATCAGACATAACATTGATGCTGTGCCGAACTTTAATGTTTTTTTTTGATAAATATTATAGTCATAAAATAAGCAACGAAGATAAAGTTGGATATGTTCAATTGATAGATGATAAAAAATCTGAAATTCCGGATGAGACGTCTGAAGTATTACTGATAAACTCAAAAGAGAATGATGAAAAAATAAAAAATAACATGATAATCATTGACGCTAAGTATATTTACGATTATGTAAAAATATGTTTGAATAAATTTAAAAAAACGTGGTATTCGTTATTTTTAATAGAGTCAACTAATGAGGATGTTAAATATAAATTTAAAACAAATGATTTCTATAGAGTTCACGGATGCACTTTAAAAAATTATTATAATTTATCTAAATCTTTAATACATAAATTTAACGATAAAAAAGGAAGAGAAAAAGATAAAGAATTAAGACTAGATAAATTTTTTGATCTATTGACAGAGGACGATGCTAATAGAATAATAGAGAAATTAAATTCTAATTTTTCGAAATGGATAAATATAGGAGGCTATATCCGAAAAATATATAATTTATCAAATATAAGAGATAAGAGTGAACAATTGTCAAATAATATAAAAAACAATTTAACTTCTTGTTTATTTTATTGTTTGAGTTTTTATGGATTGATAGTTGAATTCACTCCTGAAAATAAACTGACAAATAGAGAATTATATCCGTCTAATAAGACAACATGGCCAACAATAAGAAAAATGTTAATGGAATCAATAACAATGAGTGGAAAATTGGAATATTATAAAAAATCACATTCATTCTTGGTAAATGAGCCATTTGAATCTTTAAATTCAATGAATGGCCAAAATTGTGATGAAAAAATAGATTACATTCATTGGATTTTTAATAATAGTGGTTCTTGGTTTGATTTTTACGCATTAGATTGGATGGAGCAAATAACTTTTTATCATAAATTTATGAATAACAGAGCAATGTTGATATCTGGTGGCACAGGAGTGGGAAAATCAACGGAAGTTCCAAAATTATTCGTATTTGCCCTAAAAATGATAAATTTCAAATTAAATGGGAAAGTTGCCGTATCTGTTCCAAGAACGGGACCAGCAATAGGAGTCCCAAAATATAGTTCAAATAATATGGGATTGCCTATAACTTGTTTTAAAAAAGTTGATGATTATAAAATGGAAATAGAAACTAATAATTATCAGTTTCAATTTACAAGCAAAGCAGAAAAACATGAGAGAAATAATGACGATATAATGATTAAATTTTTTACGGATAAGTCTCTTTATTTGAAAATAAAGGACAGTGTATTATTAAAAAAACTTAGTCATCGTGTTGATAATGAAGATAACAATTACAATTTATTTCAAGACGAAATAATGTTCACTAAAAATAATATGTATGATGTTGTAATAGTTGATGAATCGCATGAACATAATATCAATATGGATATGATATTAACATTGATGAAATATGGATCTTATTTTAATAACGATATTAAAGTGGTTATTTTAACGGCGACTATGGGAAGAGATGAGGGAGTTTATAGAAGATACTATAGAGATATAAATGACAATAAAATATATCCATGTAGTACATTTTTGGAAAAATATAAATTAGACAGAATAAACGTAGATAGACGATTCGACTTATCGGAACCCGATAAGTTGACAAAACATACCATTGTAGAAAAATTTAGAAAAAAAATTTCAAGAGATACCATTTATGAAGTAAAAATGATTTTAAAAGAAATATTAAAAACTTCTAAAAATGGTCATATTTTGATTTTCATTCCAACTAAAAATTCAATTTTGGAATATTTAAAAATGCTAAACGATTATCTCCCAGAAGATGTTATAGGTTTTCCATTGTATGGTGATCTAACAAATGATCAAAAAAAATTTGTCGAAAAATTAGACTCATATATATCGAACTACCAATATTCAAGAAATGAATTATTCCCCGATGAACCTTTTAAACCAGCAAATCCTCCGAGGGTTAAAAAGGGAACATATAAAAGGGGCGTTGTTTTGGCAACAAATATAGCGGAAGCATCGATTACAATCGATGGATTATCTTTCGTGATTGATTTAGGGACTCAAAATATAGCATATTATGATTATGAGGTAAATGACGTAGTAATGCATCAAACACTCATTACAGACGAAAGTCGCCAACAAAGAAGAGGAAGAGTGGGTAGAACAGCAGAAGGAACGGTATATTATTTGTATGAAAAGAAGGATATAGAAAAAGTCGTAAAATATTATTCTATTTCAATTATTGATATATCGTCAAATATTTATGAATTATTGAGAAAAAAAGAAAACAAAAAACCATTGTTTAACATTGAAAATGATCCAAATTTTAATGATGTGAAAAAAAACTTTAACCCTAAAATACAAGAAGAAAGCGGCGTCAATAGATATAACGGAATTTACAATATTCTTAAAGATCAATATTATTCATCTTCTGAAAAATATTTAAAATATTACGGAAACAATGAAGATTATGATTATGAAAATAACCAGATGCCCCATTTATATTACGATGGTTTTTCAAGAATGAGCATGTATGATAAAGATGGAACCTTTTATTTAATTCACCCAGAAGAATCATTAATAAATAGAAATATTGTCGGAAAGATAATAAATTTGAGGGAAAAAAATAATGATGCAATTAAACTTCAAAAATTAGGAGATGATATGATTATGGAATCAAAAAAAATGGACTTATTTTTTAACATGATGGAAGATAAAAAACTCATAAAAAATAATTTTCAAACAGAATATGGGAATTATATGGAAAAAATTCTCTCGAAAGAGATATTTCTTTTCGAAAATGTGGATTATATATCTTCTTATTTTTATTCAAGAATGTTAAAGTGCGATGATGAAATTTTAAAAATTCTATCATATTATTATTCAACGAGCATAAGTTTGAGAAGACTAATTGTCAAGAACAAAAACCCAAAAACAAGATATGATGAAGTAAAAAAATTTAAAAATATGATTCATAAAAAAAATTCAGACTCGGTTAATATTCTTGGTTTAATAAATTCTTTGATGGAAATAATTTATAAATACATAATAAACAATAAGTGTGGAAATTGTAAGAGAATAGATAAGTTTTTTATAATAAGGAAGAAGATAGAATTTTTCAAATTATACAATGATAATGATGAAACAATAATATTAAACTCATCGGAGTTTAATAATGACAAAGATATTTTGGGCAAATTAATAAAATTACACAAATCTGAAAATTTGACAAATAAGGAAACACTAACAGATATTGAAACAAAATATTTAATAACAAATAATTCTTCATTTTTAGGATTACTGCTAACATTTGACAAAGATTTAATATATAATAAATTAATAATAGATTGGTGTAAGACAAAATATTTATTGCCTGAGTTAATTTTTAGTTTCTTGAATAATTATTTTAAAAATTTAAAAAATGTTAAAAATTATGAGGATGAACAATGTGATGAAAATATGTGCATAAATATAAATATGGATGAAATGACAGATGAAAACGAAATAAAAAACAAAGAAAATATAATAGACGGAAGTTTGTTTAAACTAATTGATAAGGAATTAAAAAAAAATAACGATGAATTATTTAATTATTCCATTTATAGAAATTTAGATGACAGAATAAAAATTTGCTTATTAATGTCAAAACCATACAACTTGATGAGAAAAATGGAAAATAATAAATTTATTGCAGTATACAATCCAAATCCAAATAATTTAAATAGTATTGGAATGATATCAAATGGGATAGTAGACACTACATTGAAACACACATCAAGTTATATAACTTGTTGGTTAAAAAATAATTATAAAATATTTGGGATAGAGAATGTAGATATATTGATGATAAAAAACTGTTTAGGATTTATTTATAATAAAAAATTATTAGAATCAAAAAAATATAATAAACAAGAGATAATTAAAAAATCTTCAAAATTGTTATCGAAGAAAAAGATATCAGGTGAAGATGTAAATAAATTTTTAATACATTCGGACAAAGTAATATTTGAATTATCATAATATTAAAAATATTAAGTTATCTATTATATTTATATAAAAATGGTTGAGCCGTCAGTGTGGGGAAAACATGCATGGAAATTTATGCATTCTGTGACCATGGGATATTCAGAATGTCCAACAGATAATGAAAAAAAAAACATGAAAACATTTTTTACGTCGATTCAAGATATTTTGCCGTGTGCAAGATGTCGCGAAAATTTAAAAAAACACTTGAAAAAATATCCAATTAATGATGAAGTTGTGTGTTCCAGAGAATCATTAGTAAAATGGTTAATAAATATTCACAATGAGGTTAACATGTCCTTGGGTAAAAAGCCATATGGGCATCGAAAAGCAATTGGATTAATAATGGGAAAAGCAGATAAGGAAAATATGAATCAAGCTAAAACTTTGTCATTAATCACAATACTCTTAATATCCCTGTGCATTCTGTATTTATTGTATAAGAAATATAATAGAATGTCACACAAAGCCAATCCTTAATATTTTTATCCATCTTAATATATAACACATAGATAGTGAATAATATGACAGATGCTCAATTAATGGACATGATGAACATAGATTATTCAAATCCATCAATTGATGACCAAGATTTGCAATCAAAAATTTACAAAAAAAAAGAATTCTATTCTTATAAATTTCCAGAGAGGCCTAATTATCAAAATTATGATGATTTAAGGCAATATAGAGATTCAATTTGTTCAGGAGAAATTAGACCATTTAATCAGCAATCATTTGCCAGAAATTTTATAACTCCTGACTCAGAAACAAAAGGATTGCTAATTTTTCATGATCCAGGAACAGGTAAATGTGTTCATCCTGATACAACGATCGAAATAAACAATTTTAAATTAAAAATAAGTGAAGCTTGGGACAAATATATTGATTCAAGCATTTTAAATTCAGAAGAGAACTCAGAATGGGGAAAAGTATCAAACGTAAAAATAAAATGTTTATCTTTTCAAAAAGCGAAAATAAAATTTAGGACAGTGTCTTATTTTTACAGACAAAAAGTAAAAGAAACAATGTACTTAATAACATTAAATAATTTAAAAAATATAATAATAACAAAAAAGCATAAATTATATACATATAATGGGTGGAAAAGTATAGAAGGAGGATTAAATTATGAAGATTATATTTATGGATTAAAAGATGATGATTGTGTTTTCAGTAGCATTTTAAATATAAAAAAAATACATTACGATGGTTATGTTTATGATTGTGAAGTGCCCTCGATTCATAATTATTTTGCGAATGATTTTTTAGGGCATAATACTTGTGCGGGAATAAATATAGCAGAACAATTTAAATCATATTCCCAAAAATATTCTATAAAAATACATGTCTTGGTCCCAGGTCAATTGTTAAGGCAAACTTGGAAAGATTCTTTATTATTTTGCACTGGAAATACGTATATAAATAAAAAAGAGATAGATGCAGAAATAGATGAATCGAAAAAAGAAAAAATGAAAAGAACAGCAACATTAAATGCGCTTCAATATTATAAAATAATGTCACATAAAACTTTCCAAAAAAAAGTTTTAGGAGAAAAAATAAGTGACAGATCTATTTATGATTCAGAAAATAGTGAAAATAAAAAAAAGGCAAAGTATAGAAAAAAAAGTGACGGAACTTATGAGAGAGATCAATCGATAGATAAGATAGTGAGTTTAAACAATACTTTGCTTATAGTAGATGAGGCCCATCGTATGACAAATAATACGTATGGTGAAGCGTTATCGAAAATAATAAAAAATTCTGTAAATTTAAAGGTAATTTTAATGACAGCCACACCAATGAAGAATGTCGCTGATGAAATAGTAGAGTTATTAAATTATATAAGACCGGAAAATGATAAAATAGACCGAAATATCATATTTACAACAAGCCCAAAAAATAACGAAATGACTGTAAAGGATGATGGAATAGAGTATTTAAGGAAAAAAGCAAATGGATTAGTATCGTATTTAAGGGGAATAAACCCAGTAACCATACCTAAAAAGATAGAAATGGGAGAGGTGCCGAATGGTTTATTATTTACAAAATTAACTCCAAGTTATATGGAATCTTTTCAATTGGAAACTTATAATAATTTGGATAATTTTTATTTGGGAAACAATGATGTGAGTTGGATAAAAAAAGACAGGGATTTTGAAGGATTATCAAATTTTGCTTTTCCAATTTATTCCCCTGATAAAAAAAAAATAATTGGGAGTTTTTCAATCGAAGGAATGTCAAAATTAATAAGTCAATTAAGAACGAGTAAGGATGCACTAAATAAAAAATTAAAAGAGATGATTAAAGCTGAAAATGAAACAGATGATTTACTTTATTTAACAGATAATAAGGAAATATCTGGAAAGATATTTAATATCAAATATTTAAAAATTTTTTCAATTAAATTTTACAATGCTGTTCAAAATATAAATAAGTTATATTATGGACAAAATGGCGCGAGGACAGCTTTTGTATATTCAAATTTAGTAAAAGTTGGAGCTAATTTATTCAAGGAAGTGTTAATTCAAAATGGATATTTAGAATACAATGAGATGGGATACAATATTGATAATGAAACAAAATGTTATTTTTGTGGATATTCGTATAATAAACATCAAATAAAGAAATTGCCGGAAACAATTCAAAAGCACATTTTCAAACCAGCTACTTTCATAATAGTTAAAGGGAAAAGTAGCGAAGAAGGAGATATATTACCTGAAGAACAATCTAAATTGATAACATCTGTATTTAACAAAATAGAAAATTTAAATGGAAAAAATATAAAAATCTTATTGGGTTCGAGAGTTATGAACGAGGGAATATCTTTAAAAAATGTGAGCGAGGAGCATATACTAGACGCAGGATATACACTTGGAAATGTTGATCAAGTAATGGGCAGAGTTGCCAGACAATGTTCTCATCATGGATTAATGAGTGAGGATAATGTTTATCCAGAGGTGAGAATTTATAAATATGCAATAAGCTTGAAGGGTAAAATATCCTCAGAGGAGCTACTGTACAAAAAAGCTGAGGATAAATACATCGTGATAAAAAAAGTAGAAAGAATTTTAAAAGAGACAGCCGTAGATTGCCCTTTAAATTTAAACTATAATGTTACAAAAGAGGAAACAGAAAAATATAAAAATTGTACTCCTTTATCCGCAAATATAAACGTGAATAACATTGATGATAAAACTAAAATATGCCCATCAGCGTGCGATTTTGATAAATGTTCGTATAAATGTTCAGACCCAAAATTAGAAAAATATTACAATAATGATTTGGGAAGTTACGAAGATTTAAACAAAAATGAAATAGATGAGTCAACATTTAAGAAAGAAATGGCTAAATTGGAAATAGAAGATGCAAAAAATAAAATAAAGCACTTGTATAAATTAAGCCATGTTCATACTTTATCTCAAATAAAAAAAGAAGTAACATCGTCAACTGAAAAAATCATCGATAAAATTTATATTTACAAAGCATTAGATCGATTAATGCCAAAAACTAAAAATGATTTTAATAATTTTAAAGACGTAATTGTTGATAAATTTGGAAAACGTGGATACTTAATAAGTGTGGATAAATATTACATATTCCAACCAATGAACGAAATGATTGATCTCCCAATGTATTATAGGAAAAAATATAATAAAAAATTATTAAATGAAATTTATTTATCAGAATATATAACGAGCCAAAAATTATATACGGATTCTATGGATAATCATTCAAACTTGGAGGAACGCGGAATTGAAAATAAAAAAACGAACTATGTGTTTGATTATGATTATTATTCAAACAGAAAAGAGTATGAATATGTTGGAATAATAGACAGAGTGGGAAATCAATTATCAGATCAATTTAAATTTAGGGAGAAGATAAAAGAAATGAAATCAGACAAAAAGAGATTGACAGGTTTACAGTCTATTAAAGGTGCTGTTTGTTTTTCGAGTTACGAAAAAAGTTACTTGGAAAGTATTTGCAAAAAATTGGACATTCCATTCAACGGTGGAGAAAAAAAGAAGGAAATATGTGAATTAATCATGGAAAAAATGATGCATTTGGAAAAATATGCAAGTAATAAAGGAAATGTTAAAAAATTAACTTATATGATGATTCCAAAAAATCACGATAAATACCCTTTTCCTTACAATTTGGAAGACAGAATAGATTATATAAAAAATTATTTATTAGATTTGTTGGGTGAAAATAAATTTGACAAAGACGATTATCAGGTTAAAACAATATCCAAATCAATAACAGAACCATATTTTACTATAAAAATAAATAAGAAATTAAAATCCGAGGTCATCATACCCAATGATATTTTAAAAAAATTGAAAGAAAAATTTAATAACGTTAAAATAATTGAAGAAAGAAACAATATCGAAATAACAATCGATTGACAATATTGCGACAGTACCATAAAGGTATATTTATCCATATATATAATATATCATGAGCACAGAAATCGATAATGATTTAAATAAAATCGTCAATCCTTATTCAATCAAGGAAATGACTCTAAGGGTCGTTTTGCACGAATATCAAGAAGGCCCAAATTTGATGACCCACTTATTTACAAACGCAAAATGGATGTATGAAAATAAATGTTATAAAGAAAATGGAGTAATAACAGAAATTAAAAACATATCAGATGAAAAAAAGATGTCTCTTGGTTTAAAATCAAGAGATTTAGGAGGTACGCACACTATGTTCCGAGTAACTTTTGAATGTCAAATATGCAGTGTGATTGAAAAAACTCGAATAGTGGGTAAAATAAAAAAAATTCAAGAAATGAATGTGACAATAGAAAGTGGCCCAATATTAATAAGTGTTTATGTTAACAATGATAGAATAAATGAAGAAGCATTCTTTGTTGATAAAATAAATTCAGTAAGATATTATAATAAAATAGATAGTGGAGTTAATAAAAATGTTCGAAACTCAAGTGTTTTAAAAATTGGTGATTTCGTCGTTGTGAAAATTTTGAAATGTAAATATATTAATGGGAGTGATAAAATAGTTTGTTCTGGAAAGTTAGATAATATGGCAACTGAAAATGAAGTGTCAAAATATACAAATGTTAAACAAAGATTTCCAGATGATGAGTAAAAAATAAGAAAATAAATATAATTATAACAGTGATAGATTAAATGAAAAATAATATGGATAAAGATATGAGAAAAAATACAAATGAAGGAAAAAATATAAATAAGAATAAAAAATTAAATAAGAATATGGTAAAAAATGTGAACAAAGAAAATTTTGCAGAAAAATTTGTAGATAAAAACACGGACAAAGATAAATTTTGCACAAATTGTGGTAAAATAGGTCATATGAATAAAAAATGCCAAATACCTATAACAAGTTACGGAGTAATTTTAATAAAATTTAGTGATGATATAGAAGAATTTAAAAATTTTTTTTTAAAGAAGAAATTTTCAAACATTGATGTTGGATCAAATTTTTTAAAAAATTTAAATTGTTACCCTATTTTTAACGGAATAAAAATAGATGACGTAGATGATTTAAAATTTTTTAACATATTTAAAAATAAAATAAAGTTTTTAATGATACAAAGAAGGCATTCTCTAGGTTTTTTAGAATTTGTAAGGGGGAGGTATAACTCTGAAAATGAAAAAACTTTGAATAATTTATTTAGGCAAATGACTTCAGACGAAATAGACAAAATAAAAAACAGTGAAAGTTTTGATGATTTGTGGGACAATGTTTGGGGAAAAGTAAAACATGGTCACATTAATGAATATGGAACATCGAAAAAAAATTGGAATAAATTAAAATCTAGCAATAATAAAAATTTACCTTTAAATTTTTACACAAGTCATGTGATACCAGATTATGATGATAGAGAATGGGGTTTCCCAAAAGGGAGAAGAAATTCAGATATAAATTTGAAAGAATTGGATTTAAAGTGTGCTGTTAGAGAATTTAAAGAAGAAACAAATTTTAAAGATAGTGATTTTTTACTTTTTGATGAAAATTTAATAATAGATGAAATATTTAAAGGAACAAATAATAAAGATTATAAGCACGTGTATTATTTCGGAGTGGCGAATAATAAAAATATACCTAAAATTGACAACGATGATCATCATCAATTTTCCGAAGTGGGAGATATAAGATGGGTAACTTTTGATGAAGCTTTATTATTGATAAGACCTTATCATGTAAAAAAAAAAGAAATCATAAAAAAAACATTTTGTTTTATAATGGGAGAATTATTTAATTTTATTGAAATGTCAAAAAATTCAACATTGTCTCTCGCATTGGAGCAACAATGTTGAATTTATTATTCGACAATTTATGAACTTCAAATTACGAATAATAAATTATGAGTTATAAATTTGCCATTCTGTTTTAATTTTAATTATCTTGCTTTAATTTTTTCCACATTTAAAAATTTACGTAAAATACGACTTAATCGTGTTTGCGTAATAATCAAATTTTAAAATAGCTTTCTTTGACAATAATATAATGGATAGTCAAACAATTTTTGAACACGCTAAGAGCAAAAATTGGAAAAAAATAAAACAAAATGTTAAAAAAATGAACTCAGAAAAGTTAGAGGAAACAATGAGTGCCTACGATAATGTAGGAAATACTTTGTTGATATATGCAATTTTTCAAAACGATAATGAAATGGTTAATTATCTACTGGAATATGATTCAAAAATAGACATACTTGACTCAGAAGGAAGATCAATATTGTACATTCCTATTAAATACAATTACGATAATGTGTTCAAAACAGTGTTGAATAAAGATCCAAAAAAAGTGGTAAATAAGAAAGATAATCATGATTGCACTCCAATTCATTACTCAATTTTATTTGAAAATGAAACGGCATTTAATTTATTATTGTCAAATAATTCAAACTTAAACTTAAAATCAAAAGGCGGGTATAATTCTTTAAATTTATCTGTTTTAAAAAATAGACTAGATTTCGTAAAAAAAATATTAGAAAAAGGTGCAAGTGTTAATTCAAAAATAAAAACAGGCGAAAATTCATTGCATATAGCATGTAATTTTCAATTTGAAAAAATTGCAAAATATTTAGTAAAAGAAGGAATAGATTTAAATTCTCCAGATATTGAATATAATGTGATTCCTTTATTGTACACAATAGGAAAAAAAAATTATAATTTGTCAATTTATTTAATAGAGAAAGGATCAAGATTAGATATACAAGATCACAGAGGATATAACATCCTCCATCATTTATTTTCAGAAAATGACAGAAAAATGGTAGAATACATTTTACAAAAAAAATTAATAACAAAAAAAATAATGAATCAATTTGACCATTATGATTTTATACCTTTACATTTGTATCTTTTATATTATAGCGATAAAGAAATAAAATCATGGAGTGAAAATATTATTTTATTAAGTAATCTGAACCACAAAAATGCAGATGGAATAACTCCATTTTATTTAATATGTAAATTAGGCTTATGGAAAGATGAAAAGTACAGAAAATTATTGGAGAAAAAAAAATTGGATATATTTTTAGAGGGTTATAATAATATTAAAGTATTGAACACTATAAATGAAAATGAAATGGATGATTTTTTAAATATGGTAACGTTGAGTTATATAAACGTAATTAGAAATTCAAAAAAAGAATGGGACGTAGAATGGATAAATTTATGTAAAAAAGATATGTTCATAAAATTTATGAAAGAAAAAGAAAACGAAGTATTTAAAAAAGTATTTTTGAAAACAAAAGTTGACGTTGATAACATTGATAAAAATGAGGAAATTTGCCAAAAATTGATCAAGTATAAATTAGTCGAAGCGGTGAAAAACAATACCCCTTATCCATCTTATCCTAAAAATGATTCTCTAAAAATAAATATGACGATACATGATGTAGTTGATGTGTGTTTTTTTAAGGGTTCAATATTAGATGGAGTTTCTGGGATAATACATATTATAAAAAAACACGATGATGTTTGTCACACAGTATCTTTAAATAAAAACGACTTAGTGGATTTTATGAGTAAAAGTGAACTTGATAAAAAAACATTATTTTACGAGTCATCTTTGTGGAAAGTGTTAAAGATGAGATTAGAATGGTTCAATATGAAATTAATAGATAACGTTTCAATGTTTGATAATTTTGAAAAATGTGCACGCGGATGCAAAAGATTTACAATGATTTACTTATCAATTTGTATAGATAAAAGTTGTCATGCGAATTATTTGATATATGATAAACAAAAAAATGAAATAGAAAGATTTGAGCCACATGGTTCATGGTCTCCTTTTAAATTTAATTATAATCAAAAATTGTTAGATGATGTTCTCGAAAAAAAATTTAAGGAAGTCATAAAAGATATAATTTATGTTCGGCCAGAAAATTATCTTCCTTTTTCAGGATTTCAAAGAAAAGAAATGTCAGAGAATGAAAAAATGAAAATACACGATGTGCCCGGTTTTTGCGCAGTTTGGGTAGTTTGGTACCTTGATCACAGATTAAGTTATCCAGACATATCGAGAAACAAGTTAGTTTTAAAATTGATGAAATTAATCAGAGATGATGATGTTTCATTTAAAAATGAAATAAGAAATTATTCTCAAAAAGTGACATCTGTAAGAAAAAAAATATTATCATCCGCATCATTGGATATAAATGAATGGACATATGGTTATTTAGATCAAGACAAATTTTTCACCGTTTTGGGAACAATATCAAGCGAATTAAACATAAATTAATTTTTTCCACCACTGTGGACAGAATATTCAGAATATACACAAGTATCATTTGATTTTTTTTCATTGTTGTAATTTTCTATGAATAAAATCATTTTTTCTTTATTACTCAGTCTATTTTTACCTGTAGACATATCATCGGGAGATAAATAATCACATTCTTGATCATATTCGTCAGATTTTAACGAAATATTCTCCTTGTTTTTTTCGTAATCATCGTTGATATTCTTATTATGGTTTAAATCATAATTTTGGTCATTATTCAGTCTTAAATTTTGTCTTTTATTTTTTTCCATACATTTAACATATTTTTCAAGTTTATAATATGTTTCTGGTTTCAATTTATTAAAATTTAAAAATGCACCATTATTATTGACCATTATGTCTTTTGTATCATCGTATAATATACAAAAAATAACATAACTATCATCACAAGGCTTCATTTTACTTAATCTTTCTTTTAATTTTTTTTTTTTTGCTAATGAATATTCTTTTTTTTGAGTTTTTTTTTTGTTGGTTAATTTTAATTTAATATCACTCTTCTCAGTGTCTGACTCATCCCCAGAATAAAAATCAAAGAGCGAATTTCGGTTAACATTTTTCATTTTATTATTGCGTTCATTCATTAATTTATAATATGTCTCTATACTTTAACACAATATTATAAATATTGCAATTACATCGCACACATACCATTTACACATAAGGATATATTAACATACAAATAAATAAAAAATTAAAAAAAATTTACAAATACGATTAAATTGTATTTTAAGAGACCATTAAATTGTATTTTAGACGATCATATATTTATCCAAAAGTTGATAAAATTAAATTTTGTATTCAAATACTTTAATTGAAAGCACTTGATATCTAAAAGTACATTTAAAAAATTGAAATATTATTTATAATAAAGAAATCTAGTTTGTGATCATTTATTAAATAATGATTTCGCTAAGTGATATTTCAAAGTGCATTAATGAAAATGTCCTAAAATCAGCTGAAACTGAACCGTTCGATTATAATATCGGCAAATGTTTAAATTTACCATTTAAAACGTTTAACCATTGTGAAAATGAAACGAGCATCTTGGGTCTAAATCTCAGTGATAATTTAAAAAGAATATTTCATCCATACGGAGAATCTTGCGAACGCCATAATGGAAATATTATTCCCATAAAAGTAAAAAAAAATTACGAATATTATAAATTGTCGTTTATTTACAGCGTGTTTTATTGTGTAAATAAAAATTTGAGAAAAATGCAAAAATGTGATAGAATAAAATTTGTTGATAAAAATATTCTTAAAATGAATAAACATGTGAATAACGTTAACATGTCTTTTGAAATTTTTAATTTAAATTTGTTTAGGTTAACAGCTGATTATTTTAAAATAAATTTAATGATATTGGACATAATTTTGGATCGACCATTGTTCGTTTTTCCGAAAGATACTTTTAATAAATCGAACAATACGATTATAATTTCAGTTTTTGATAATGTTTTTGATCCAATTATTTTTAAAAACGAGGGAGTTTTTAATTGGGAAAATCCATTGTTAAAAAATATGTTGAACAATTCAAGTGATTCATTTTTAATTTTGTCAATGATAACATTGTCGTTCAGTGAAAAATGGAATGTGCGTAAAAATCGAGAATCAACGAATGTGCCGAATAATAACAATTCATTAAATTCCACAAAATCTAAAAATTTGATTAATTTTGATATCTTAAATAAATTGGATGATGAAAACGATGAAAATAATTTAAATGAAGAAAATGGCCCAAATGATTCCGATGATTTTAGTTATTCAAGTGACTCAAGTGACTTAATAAATTTAAATAACTCAAGCAATTCGGGTAACTCAAGTTATAATCCAAGAGATTCAGGGGAATCTGGAAAAGATGCGCCAAAAAAAAAAAGCGCATCGTTTAATATCACTAAAGATGAAAAAAATAAAAATGTCGCAACAAGAAATCCCTCCGGTATTTCTACTTTAGCGCTGAAAAAAGAATTAGTCAATGATAATGGAGATTTAGATAAAAAAAATATAAATTATCTGACAAAATTAAAAGTTGCAGAGTTGAGGATAATATGCTCTGATCTAAAAATAAGCACATTTAAAATAAATAGAGAATCAGGAAAAAAAGGAATAAAATTAAAAAAAGAATTAATAGATGAAATTTTAAAAGTTTATGATGAATAAAATTTAAAAAGTTTACAGTAAATGATCTTTAACACGCTCAAATTATTTAATTATTTTATTGGCTTTGGTTATTTAATCAATTTCATTGAAATATTGTAATGGATATAATAAAAAGATACGAGTATATAGACAGTGAAAATAAACGTCACATTGTCTACGATAACGATTTAAAAAGATTAAAAAAAAGCAATATTGATGTAAAAACCGTAAAATGTATGACATCAGGAAAAGATATAGATATAACAAACAGAGATAAAATAATTTACAGAATAAAAGAATGTGAAAAAGATAATAATAAATATTTAGATTTAAGCAACTTAAATAATAGCGAATATTCCAAATTGAGTAATTATGATAGATTATTTAAGCCAGATATAATGAATATAGAACACTTGCACTTGTCTTCAAATAATTTGAGTAAAATAAATGATTTGGATTTTTTATTAAATTTGAAATATTTAGATTGTAGTTATAATAAGCTTCAATTTATCCCCAAAGTAAAAAATAGCATTATAGAAATTCATTGTAAAAATAATGAAATTGAATGTTTAAATAACATAAAAAACACAAAAATTAAAACGTTAACTTGCCAAAACAATAAAATAAAAACAATACCTTTTTTTTCTGATCTCCAAGAATTAAATTGCTCAAACAATCAAATTTTAAAAATGTACCCAATGAAAGATTTATCAGTGATGGAATGCCAAAATAATAAAATGGAAAAATTATTTGTAAATCAAAAAATGAAACACATTAATTGCTCGGACAATGCAATCTCTGAAATTTATCTGGAAACTTCAAATTTAAATTTCGAAATAGAATATTTAAATTGCAAAAATAATAAGATAAAGTATATTCCAACATTTTTACATTTAAAAAGATTATCTTGCTCATTTAATAAGCTCAAAGATATGGGAAAAATGCTTAATTTAGTTTATTTGTATTGTGCAAATAATGAAATTGAAAAATTATGCATATATAGCGAATTAATCGGATTATATTGTGAAAATAATGATATTAGTGAAATAGAATTTATAAATAATAATGAATTAAAAAGTTTAAACTGTTCAAATAACAAAATATCACGATTAACATCGTTGCCAAAGTCAATAGAAAATTTAAATTGTTCATTTAATAAAATATCGAATCTTCCTGAGTTAGATGAATTATACATATTGATTTGCAATAACAATATTATCGAATCGTTGAAAATATGCGATTCTGTTATTTTTGTTCAATGTTCAAATAATAACATAACTGAAGTAACTTTGAAAAGTAAAAGTAAAAGTAATAAAAGTAATAATGGTAAAATTTGCGAAGATAACGTTGATAAAAAAATAAATTGCTGTAATAACAACATTTTTAGGTTACCTTATTTTGAAAATTTTAGTGATTTAATAATTGATAAAAATATAAAATATATTTCTTTAGAGTACAAAAAAAATACGTTTAAAATTAAGGAATTAAAAGATAACGTATTACATATTGAACGTAAATAATTAAACATTGACAAATGAATATAGATATTAATAATTTGCCAAGTGACATCGTGGTAAATAATGTTAAAACAGTTGATGATTTAGACGCAGAATCTAGTAATAATTTATGTTATGATATCGAGTCCGGTAAAAAATGTGTCCCAAATACAGATGAAATATTAAAAAATATCAAAACAGTACTATTATTTATTGATAAAAATGAGGATATAGTGCAATTGAAAAAAAATAATTATGAAAAATATGAAAACTTAATGGAAAAATTGTTCCCAGATTTTTCAGATAAATATTATGCAACTTTTAAGAAAGTAATTAGCGGAGAAGATTTAACCATATTATATAAAATGTTAAAACAGTTGGCATTGGTTGAAGAAGGGAATAAAAGTTTCGATAAAGCTGAAACTAGCGTAGGAACTCATTTAGCCAAAGAATATATTTTGCCAATTACAAATAAAAATAAAAGTGGAGCAATTGACGAAAAATAATAAAAAATAACATAATTGACAAATAATAATTTTAAGTCAATTTACTTGCTTCTTCTTTGAATTTTAAATTAATTTTTCCTCCATACTCTACCGATTTTTTTTTATGTTCGTTGAATTCATTAGGTGATGGGAAGAACATATTAATCCAATATTTACCAGCTTCAATTTGCATATTTCTTCTTTCGTGATATTCATCTCCTCTATAATTTTCGTTTTTCATATATTTAATCATTTCATTCATTCTTGTATATTGTCGATTCGCAACAATAATATTTGTCTCTGTAAACAATTTAGTATTATGATCGTCAATATTAACGTCTGGAAATATATCGATCATGAACTGGTCTTTTGGAAAAATGTCCAAAATATTTTCGAGTTCTTTTATAATCTTTGTTTTTAATGGATGATCATCATATAAATATTTTTCACATACAATGTATTTTTCGGAATTAGATATTCTACTAGTGAGAGGTTTAGCAACATAAACATTTTTATACAAAACAGTCAGCATACATATTAATTTCAAAGTAACAGTTGTGAATGATTCGTAAATTTTGCATACGAATGACCCATTTTTATTTTGTATTTTCAGAGCACATAATATTTCACCTATTAATAATTTCATTACTTCTTGTTCTTGCATATTTTCATTTTTCCATTTAAATCCTCCATCAGCAGAAATAAAATCAGCTTTCTTTTTTTCAAAATTCTTTTCAAAATTACGTATTGTTTTTAATTTTGTTAAATCGCCATTATCCTTATCTTTGTTATTAATTGTTTCACTTTCGGTATACGTTTTATGCATAGTGAACTTTTCATTTTTTTTATAAAATTCTATAAATTCTCTGTCAAAGTTTCTATCTTCACCTTTTTTATTTTCTGTGAAAATAGTAATGGCATAAAATTTATCATTTTTGTGTTTTTTTGAAAATAATTCTCTGAAAAACATGGATGATTGAATGAATGATCCCGGACCTTCGCTTAAATGCGCAGAAACATAATTATCTTGATCAACATTAATTAAATTAAGCAACATTATCAATTCCCATAACTTATAAAAAGCTCTGCTTAAAATATTGGGCTTTTTATTTAAATTAAAATAGTTATATGAATATTTCCCCATTGAACCGTTATGATCATCGATGTATCTTTCAAATTTATTGATTACATATCTGACAGTTGATCTGTGCCTCAAATCAATTTTACCAATGTTGTTTTTAGTTTGATGATAAAAATGTTGGAACCCCAAATTGAATTCAGGATGATTTACTTTTCCAGAGAAAATAGGACTAAATGATTTAATATTTTTAAAATACTGCTCATTAATGTTATTATCATTTTCTATTTTGACAAACACGGGGATATACTCGTCATATTTGTCAAATTTATCAATGCGATTTTGGTCCATTATATAGAGATATAATTTAAATTACAGAATATTTATTTATGTCATATATTCCAACATATTTAAATTTCATTTTTTTTTGTAAATTTGCTCATTTACACCCTTGAAGATTTTAAATGCCGATTTTACTCAACAAAAAAATATTCAAGGTTTGCCCGTTGCAGAACGTGTAAATTATGATTTTGTTAAGGCGTCAACCTTAACTGATTTAGTGACTTTTTTCTCCCTACATAAATATTTTTGTCGTTCAATTCTATTAATTGCATTCTTTGCAATTCTACATATATTAGTAGCACCATTAACATCTCTATTCCATACATTATTACAAGTTTTACACTTGATTAACCCATGGACTAAGATATTACCACTTTTATATGGTTTTGGATTTTTTCTTATTTGAAATTTATCACATCTTCCAATCTCGGTTTTACAAATTGAACACATACAACTTGTTCTAAACTCATCAACTAAATATGTTTTATAATTATTTTGTCTAAATAACATTCGCATTCCTTTCCTAGATGTTGAGGTGTAATATCAAATTCCTTATATTTCTTTTTTACTATTTTATGTAATTCTTCCATTGTAATTTGTTCATTTTCTTTTAATTTTTGTATAGCATATTTAACTTGTTCTTTTGTTATTTTATATGATTTTGGTTTTCTATTTATTTTCTTTAATTCTTATAACTCTTCATATCTTTCAATCCATCTTTTCAAACTTCTTTCAGAACACTTAAAAATATCGCAAGTTTTTGTATAATTAGTATCGTTTTCTAAATAATATTTAACTGCTGTAATTTTATAATCTTCACTTTTGTGTTTAGACATTTAATATATAATTATTTATATATTAAAAAAATCGGCATTTTAAATCTTCAAGGGTGTAAATAATTTTATCAATATCATTGTGGCACAACTTTAGGAGCTAAATTTTCCGAAGAAAATATTAGTTTTAATGCGATTCTACTAAATAAATGGTTATTTTAAAAATTGAAATCTACATAGCTTCATTTAACTTATTTAAATATAAGTGGATATTATATATATATAGTCAATGGAAGTATTAAAGCAAACATCTTTGAAACATAATGAAGAAGATATTAAAAACATAAAACATTTATTTTCCAAGGTTAAAAAAAATGACGAATTTGAGTTTGTTTTTTTTAGAACGACTTCGATTGATCAATCTGGAAGGAAAATATGGAAGAATTCAATGATCATTGATGATTTTAACAATGTGTTGAATTATATAAATGTGATGTCACGGAGAAACAATATGAAATATCATGTTCGAAATTTTTTGGACGTGACTTACAGTTATTCGAGTGATGAAGTATTAAGATTGTCGATTGAAGATGAAAAAAATGCAAATTATATATTGGACAAATATTTTAACAAAACAAACATCGCATATTCATTCATGGATTTATTAAAAGCGTATGTTAAAACGGAACCTGATTCAAAGAAATTTAAAACAAACATTAAAAAGAGAGATAAAAAAGATTCTGCAATGATTGAGGATTATGATGTAAAAATCAAATTAGCCAATGAAGAAGATGATATATCAATTGAAAAAGCAACCAATATATTAAATAAAATAGATGCAAATAGGCCAGATTTAGTAACTTTAAGATGGAAATCAAGGACGTCACTCATCTTATTTTCGAGTAATAATGAGACACTCTCCCTTGATATGACAAATGTAAAAATGGGAAAAGATCACAATAAATTAAATAATTTACCTTTTACTCATGAATTAGAGTTAGATTATACTTTATTAGGGAATAAGCCGTCTCAAGAATCTTTTGATATGATTTTAAAATATATGAATTCAATCATAACAATTACACAATCATCTTTGTTTCCGATATCAAATTCAGAAAAAATAAAAGTTCTCGAAGAATATTATCGTTTAACGTATCCAGAAAGGAAAGATTACCGTCCTCAAACTTTAGAAGGAAGAAAACCAAGAGGATTAGAGATTCAACATGTAATAGGTCAATTACCAAATAAATATTGTGTCACAGATAAAGCAGATGGAGAAAGAAATTTTTTGATAATTTATAATAAACATACGTATTTAATAAATCAAAATTTGAAAGTAAAAAATATTGGGATCAAAATTAAAAATAATGACTATAATTCTTCCATGATAGATGGAGAGTACATATTTATTAAAAATAAGAAAGTAAGAAAGCATGTATTTTTGGCTTTTGATTGCATTTTTCATCAAGGAAAAGATGTTAGAAAATTATTAAATTTTAGAGAAAGAATATCTTTTGCGATGGACATTGTCGAAAATTGTTTTACAACGAAAGAACAAGAACATTATACAGTAAAAACATACAATGGAGCATTTGACACTGATAAAATAGTTGACTTTCATTCATCTGAAATAGATAAATATATGATTAGTTTAAACAAAGGAATATTAACATCTTCAGAATCAACAGTTCCATTAATAAGAGTTAAGTATTTTATTCACGTTCAAGGTGGTAAACCAAATGAGATATTCAAATATTCAAAAGTGATATGGACTAAATATGTGACAGAAACAGATACAAAATGCCCATATGTTCTGGATGGTTTAATTTACCAGCCAAACGAACAAACATACACAACTAAAGCCCCAAAATATTTCGAATATAAATGGAAACCTCCACATTTAAATTCGATTGACTTTTATACAATCTTCATCAAAGATAATGTAGGAAATGATTTAATTGTGTTTGATAAAACGATGAACGATGATATAAAAATAAATGATGTAAATTTGAGGAATGAAAAGGATGAAAAAAACGAAAATAATAAATACGAGAGCACAAGAAAATATAAAATAGCAAAGTTATATGTGAGTAAAAAAATAGGAAACGTTGAACAGCCAGTATTATTTGAGCCGAATAACGAAGCGATAGTATATTATGCAAATTTTTTCATTGAAAATGGAGAAGTCAGAGATGAAACCGGTTCAATAATAAACGATAAAACAGTTATAGAAGCAGTTTACTCAGATGATTTGAGCGTTCCTAAAGATTTTAGATGGAGGATTTTAAGAACAAGATATGACAGAACAGAAACAGTTAGAAAATATTCAAGAAACTTTGGAAATAATGAAGAAATTGCCAAGAAAATGTGGAGGAGTATAAAAAATCCAATCACGATTAGTGACATATCAATGCTAGCAAACGATGATAGTTACGTTTCCCATAATAATTCCCTGATTAAAAGGATAGATCACAGTATCATTTTATCTGAAAGAAAAGAAGATTTATTTCATAGAAGAAAAAATTTAATAGGGAAAGCTTTAGTTCAATGGAACCAATGGTTAATGAGCAGTTTAATTTACACATTATTTGGAAAAGAGTACGAGTATGATCAACAATTAGAAGTGTTAGAAACTATGTGTGGAAGAGGAGAACATGTTATGAAATTTTATTATGTGGCTGTAAAAAGTTACGTAGGTATTGAACATGATAATTATAAATTGATATCTGGAAATGATGGAATAATAAGCAGATATAATAAATTAAGAAAAGAGCATCCTAATTTTCCAAATATGTTTTTCATCAATGGAGATTTTTCGGTAAAATTAAATTATAGTGAACAATCAAATGCTGTAAATAATAGTACAAAAAGAAACAAAGATTTAATCGATCAATTTTTTAGTAAAAATTCATTTAAAAAGTTTGACAGAATATTGTCACAATTTCACGTTGATCAAGTATTAGAAAATCAAACAAAATGGGAAAATTTTACAGAAAACATAAAAAACACTATTAAAAAAGATGGTTTGTATTTAATAATTTGTTATGATTCGGATAAAATAATTGAATTGTTAAAAGGGAAAGATTCACACTCAGTGACATTTAATGACAATCAAGGTACAAAAACATTGATGTATGAGCTAATTAAAAAATATAATGAAAAAGATGATTTAAATAATGTGGGAAACGCTTTTGAAATATTTAACACGTTAGAGCATCAAGAAGGAAAATATGATAAATTTTATTTGATAAGCAAAAAATTTTTAGTTAACGAATTTGATAAAAGATGTGGTTTAAAATTAGTGGGAACAGATAATTTTTATGGACAATATATTAAAAATAAAGACTTCTTTTTAAATTCAGTGAGTTATGAAGAAATGGATAAAACAAGAAAATTTTTAGAAAATGCAAAAATGTTTTATGAAGATAATTCGAATAATGAAGCATGTAAAGAACTAATTAAAATTCATCGATATTTTATTTTCAAAAAAAATTAAAATAAACAATTAATATCATTATTAATTTATTTAGTTCACATAAAAAATTTACAGAGTTTATAAAAAATGATTCCAGTTTATGTTATAGTGGCGGTAGATTCAAGTGGAGGTATATCAAAAGATAATAATATTCCTTGGAATGTGAAAGAAGATTTAATGTTGTTCAAAGATACAACAACATTTTCAAACAATGGAAAAAGCAATATAATGATAATGGGAAAAAATACCTATTACAAACTTCCAAAAAATTTTAAATTTGAAGGAAGAAAAATATATGTGATATCAAAATCGATGTATAATTTAAAAAGTCCAGAGTTTTATGATGAAAATTTAAAAGTGTTCGGAAATTTAAAAAATTCATTGACACATTCTTCAAAAGAAGAGTATAATAAAATATTTATATGTGGAGGCAAAAGAATATATGATGAAATCTGTTATTTAAAACTAGATGATGAAAAAATTGTAATAACAGATTTATATTTAACTCAAATACACCAAGATTACGAATGCGATAATAAATTAGAAGTATCAAAATTATTGAAAAATGAAAATACGCATGAGCTAAATATGATAAAAAAAAATAATTTTACTTTGGAAGATTCATATTCCAAAAATTTTGTAAATATAACATTTACAAAATATTCATCAAATGAATGTGAAAATAAAGATGAACAAAAGTATTTAGATTTAATGTGTGAAATTTATAAACATGGTGAAAATAAAGGATCAAGAAATAGTTTAGTAAAGTCGACTTTTGGAAATTCTTTAAAATTCGATTTATTAAAATTTCCAATTTTAACGACAAAAAAAGTTCCACTTAAAATAATATTTGAAGAATTAATATGGTTTTTAAAGGGTTGCACAAATGCAAATGTTTTAAAAGAAAAAGGAATTAACATATGGAATGGAAATACAACCAGAAAATTTCTCGATGATCAAAACTTAAATCATTATGAGGAAGGAGACATAGGTCCGATGTATGGTTTTAATTTGAGACATCACGGAGAAAAATATGAGGGAATGAATAAAAACTATGATGGGAAAGGTTTTGATCAAATTAAATATTGTGTTGAATTACTTCATAATGATCCAAATAGTAGAAGGATAATAATGAGCACATATAATCCATCCGTAGCAAAAGAAGGATGTTTATTCCCTTGTCATGGTGTATTCATTCAATTTTACGTAAAAAATAAAAATGAATTATGTTGTATGATGACTCAAAGGTCAGCAGATTATTTATGTGGAGTTCCTTTTAATATAAGTTCATACTCATTATTAGTCTACATGATGTGTGAAATATTAAATATGAAACCAGGGTATTTGATAATTAATTTTGGAGATACACATATTTACGAAGATCATTATAAATTTGTAATAAGGCAATTGTTGAGAGATCCAATATCATTCCCTACATTATCTTTTAGAGATAGAAATAGAATCGATATTTGCGATTTTGAGTATGGTGAATTAAATTTGAGTGGTTATAATCATTATTCACATTTGCCTATTAAAATGATTGTGTAATATTGTGTAAATAAACTTTATTTTGCCCAATTAAATAACGTAAAAATTTAAAACAAAGAAGAACATTTAAAATAATATAATTATAATATATTGCAGAATAATAATCTTTTTTATAATTAAAATGAACGAACTTAATGAAAATTATATAACAGTCAACACTATGTTATCGTATAAAAAAAATAATGGAGAATCTCCAGAAGAATTGGGAGATTTAATAAATTTAAATAATGATTTAATAAAAAATGGAAAGAATATACCAAATGAAATACTGTTAAAAAACAAAAGAAATAAAGCAAATTTTAACTGTAGAAAAAATAACATTCATTATGAAATAATAAACAAAACAAAACCTTCGCAACCTACTAAAAAAATGATAAAAAGTAACAGTGAAGTGTTTGTAAAATTAAGATCAACTTTAAATAAAATAACAGAAGAAAATTTTGACTCGATGGTAATAATTTTAATTTCAGTCAATATAAATTTGGAAGACGATTTATTAAAATTTTGTGATCAATTAATTCAAAAAATAACTTACGAAAAGAAATTTTTAGAACTTTACTCTAAATTAGTTGAAGAATTAATTTCAAAAATTAATGGTGAAATAAATTTTAAAGATAATTTTATGAAGAGATGCGATCATATATTTAATGATTATTTAGATAGAACCTCATTGGACGATTTTAATGATCCTAATTTTATAATAAAGGGTGAAATTACAAACATGGCGAAATTTTATTGTTATATTTATTGCAAAAATGTTATAGATGATAACAAAATAGATTCTTACATAGAATCAGTTTTAAATAAAAAAAGTAAAACATATAAATTAGACTTAATATGTGCTATATTAAAATCCATTCAAATAATTGACCAACAAATGTTGACGAACATTGATAAAAATGTTTTAAAATTATATATAGCGGAATGCAATGTGGATAAACATAATGATAAAATTAATCAAAAAGAAAATTTTTTAATTATGGACATGATAGACATATATAATAAATATTTAAATTAAAATATTTGTGCAAAAAAATTAATTATAATAATATAATTAATCACAATAACGTAATTTATGACAATAACATTATTTGTTATTTTTCATTTTTCATTTTTCATTTTTCATTTTTCATTTTTCATTTTTCATTTTTCATTTTTCATTTTTCATTTTTCATTTTTCATTTTTCATTTTTAATTGATAACTTTTAATTAAAAATTTTTAATTTGTTATTTTTCATTTTTTTTCTTCAACAGGCTGTTTGTTTACATCAGGTCTTTTTTGTTGATATTGTTGCCCTCCCATTAAGGGAAATTGATTTTCATTTTTCGGATAAGGTGGGATAGTTTGCTCTTCATACATAAAATTTGGTTGAGACATTGGTTGATAATATTGGTCATCTCTTAATTCAAGTTGGTCATCTTTTTGTTGCTTTTGTTGTTCATCTTCATTTTTGTAATATTTACTATAAACATAATAAGCGGCAAGAGTTACTCCTAACATTAAAAATCCGACTACATATATCCCAGGTACTTCGTACCCGAAAAAAACAAATTTACCAATTTTATCGATAATACAACTAAAAGGTTTTTGGACTAAAGTTTCTCCCACAATTTGAGATCCTAGCATATTTTGAGGTTGTAATAATGTATCATTGCAAGGAACATTGCAATTATTCGCACCTACTTCATTTAAGTTTAAATTGGCCGAAGATGGTTGTTGGAAGGGTTGTGTTTGTTGAATAGGCGGTGATTGTTGGAAGTTAGGTGTTTGTTGAGCAGATGGTGTTTGTTGGATGTTTGAAAAAATATTTCCTTGGTTTGCACTTAAATTAGACATATATAAATATATGAACATTATATAATAAAAATTTGAACACAAACACGTGCATTTTAAACTATATTAACAATTAATTTAATTTTTTTTTCAAATTCAGAGAGTGCGCCGTCGTTTAAAATGAGATTGTCGTAAATATTTATGTTGTCCATTTCAGTTTCAGATATATGATTTGAAAAATTATTATTAGTTTCGTTTCTTTCAATTTTTATAATTATTCCGCCAAGTTTTTTTATCATATCAATTTCATTTTTAAACCTTACGTCAGATATGGCATAGTTAAAATTATTATTTATTATTTCTTTTTCAAGTCTTTCAACCCAAAAATTATTTTTAACATGTGGAATTAAATTTTGTATATGTTCTCTGAAAACTTCAGTTCCAATGAATTGGAGTGTTTCTCTAGGTGTTATTTTCCAATGCGCATCAACGGTTTCTTTTTTATCTCCATATAATTGTTCATCATTAAATGAAAATAATTCTCTACATGCTCTTTTTAGCGGATCAGCAAATGCCACTTTTTTGAAACCAAATTCACTGCACAAAAAATCAGCCGCGGTATCTTTTCCTGAACCTTTTTTCCCAATAAAACCGATAATAGTCATAGCAAAAGTTATTTAAATTTATGCTTATCTATATATTTATAAGTGTATTATTAATTCAATTTTTTAAATGAACACAAAAAATTTAATCACAAAATGGGATGATGATTTATCAGAAATGATAATGGGTAAATTAGAAGATTTTATTGAGCAATATAATAAAGTGAACATATATAACAATAAGACAAAGTTTCCAATGCAAAA